TGCAAGACCGACATGGTGTCGTCGCTTAATTCTTTAGCAATGTTGTAATTGCCAGGGCCAAGAAACTTCTCAACAACATCTGGCGATTCATTTTGTACTAGACGAACAAACGCGTCTTTATCAGTTTTCCACAAACGCGCGGCCTCACCAGTCAACTTCTTTTCTGCAATGTTACGCATGCCCTTAGCGTGCGTTGTCAGATAGTCGCGCCAGCCAGCACCGCCCGCACCTTCAATTGCGTCGTCAATAGCGGGCTTAATCTTGGCCAACACGCCTGCGGCCAGATTGCGTTGGGCGGTAGCGTCTGCGCCTGGGCGCAGTTTAGCAATAGCAGCGTTGACAGAATTCTTACGAATAGCTTCTAAAGCGTTGGCGTCAATAACACCGCCTTGGTTAGTCCACTTGGCGATGTCGTCAGCCACGTTTTTAACCGCGCCGCTAATCAGATCGTTACCAGCAAATGAGGGGTTGTCTGCGGTTGCAGAAATACGCTGGATAAGCGATGTGCTTTCCAAAGGTTTGATGCCAACAGAACGCAAGGCTTTCTCCGCACCAGTTGCCTGAGCAACAAACTGCGCGGGGTCAATCTTAGCGCCTGAGCCAGTCAACACGGCCAAGTCATTGGCTGCACGGGCGCTTGCCTCGTCAGCAACGTACTGACCCAAGTTAGCGCGCTTGAGCGACGATTCGCGCATGGGCGTTGTGATTGTGCTCAAGTTTGCCTTAGCCAGTTCATTGGTCGCGCGCACATCCGCCGCAGTTGCGCCGCCGACTAATTCGGCTAAAGCGTTGCGTGATTCACGTTCGCCTAACAGCCGCGCTTTACGAACAAACTGTGGATCTTTTTCTAATGCGTTTTTAATCAGCGCTTGCCATGCTGGGTTTTCAATTTTTGCGGTTAACTCAGCAACACTGACGTTATCAGGTGCATTTCGCAAAGCATTGATGACGTTAGGTAAATCATCACCTAATGCTTTTTGAGCAATAGCCGCTGCTTTTTGTTTAGGAATCTGGCGCAAGTCTGCGACTTTACCGGCTACATACCCTACTGCTGGGCCAATAAGACGGCCACCAGCTTCGTATGTAGCGCCTTCAAGCACGTTACGAACTGGCTCAACTACTTGCGCTGCGCCTTGGCGTGGGGCTTTACCGCCGATATAAATGTCGGCTAAGTTAAGCGCTTCTTTGGCCATGCCGTAGCCAAGGCCTGCACCACCTACTGCACCTGTCGCTGTACCGACACCGGGCAAAACTAATGTCCCCGCACCAGCACCTAACAAACCGCCGCCTGCCGTGCCCAGCATCTCAACTGTAGGCGTGATGAACTCACGAACGCGTTCGTATGTTGTAGGCGGCTTGCGTTGAGCAGGGATGCCTGTATCGCTACTAAGTTTAGGTACGGCGACGGCTACGCCAAATCGTTGGCGTATAGCGTTTTGCGTTTCTGCATTTGCACTAGTAAAGTTTGTGTCCTGAGCAGAAAATTTGTCAAAAATTGCCTGCTTAGTAGCTTCGTTGGCGTTGACGTAGTTTGGGTCTGTAAGGATAGAAGACAAATTTGCCATGTCGAACCTTTACTTTAACAAAGGATTTGACGTATCCACGCCGCCGCCCGCGCCTTCAGCAGCCATATCGCTAGTTGCAAATTGGTTTTTGCGCTCTTGCATTAGACGAAGAACAGTTTTACCCGCTTCTTTTCTGATTGCTGTTGGCAACGTAGGGTTTGCTAATTGACCAGCAGCTTCTTTGTAAGAAGCTGTGTCTTTATCTGATTGCGGGCCTTCAAATCGAGGAACCATTTTCAGCACTAAATCTGCAATCGGCGCGATCTTTCCAATAGCGATTGCGCCAGGCGTTGCTTGGCCAAAAAATCCTGCGCTAATATCAGCAAGTCGGCCAGCGCCGCTACCAGTAGATTGGTCAATCAAACCACCATCTTTTGTGATGTCACTTAGCTGTGTAATTGCAAAGCCAAGGTCTTTATTCATCTGCACTTTTTGCGCGGCAGTTTTTTCTGCAAACGCTGACGGCTTACCTTTAACGGGAACGCCGCCCTCGCCAGTAACGGGCCTTGCAACAGGCACGGCGCCAGAAGCGAGCCGTGACGGCAACGCAATAAAATTACCTTGAGCGTCTTGTTGATAAGTGACACCCTGCGCTTCTTGAGCCAATTTATCGCGCGCCACTTTAAGTTGACCTCGCGATACGCCAAGCTGGCCCTCCGCGATATTTGCTTGTTGTTGATAAATTGGCAAGCGCGCTGCTTCAAACTGCGACATGATTTTTGGTACAGTCGCTGCGTATTGATCCTTGGCGTCCATAAGACTAAGAATTTTATTTGCGCGCCAATCCCTGTATTGCTCAGGCGGCATGTTTTGCAAGTTTTGAATTTCGCGTGTAGCCGTTGCCATGTCAATTTCGCCATTGCGAACGGCTTTTGTCAATTGATCAATTGCAATTTGAGGCGTTGCGGCAGCGCCAGCGCTTTGCCAAGCCTTGTTAAACCTTTTCTGTTGCAATTCATATTCGTTTTTTGCAATTTCACCTTCGGTTTTTTTGGCGGCAAGCGCGGCGGCTTCAGTTTCGCGGCGTGTTTTTTCAATGCCTGGAATTTGTGCCCCGCCACCGCCTTTTGCCAAAAGGCCAGTCAATTTGTTGTAGTTAATTTTGCCAGTATCAGGGTCAATAGATTGACTATAAGCATCAGCTAACACATTTTGCGTTGCTTCGGCGCGTTGGGCAGCACCAAGTTGATACTGCGCCAATTGATTTTGATTCTGCGCGCCTTGAATAGCCGCAATCTGGCCATATTGCGCCAAAGGATTTGCAATTTCAAGTCCTTTAACGCCAAGAGAAATGCTTGGATTGAGCGCCATAATTAACCTCCAGGTGGTCGAACCATATACGCGGGGACATTAGAATACCCGCCGGTATTTACTAGTTGCATATTTTGATTTCTTTGCAATGCGTCAAGCAGCGCATTACCTTGGTTGTAATTTAGGTAAGTACCTAAGCCACCAGTTAAAGCATTAGCCGCGCCCACTTGGCCAGCCGCTTGAGCAGCGCCAGCGCCAGTCATTAAGTTGCCTACATTGGTAGCGTAGTTTTGACCAGCTTGGCCAACCAAGTTTGTCGATGTTTGACCAATACCGGCCAACGCCGCTTGGCGGTTGTACAACTGGTTTTCACGCGCTACATCTGTGCCGTATGATGTTAGCGCTCGATTGTATGCGTTGCCAAATTCTTGCGAACCCATCTCTTGTCCAAATCGAGTGGCTTCTTTTAAAGCGCGGCCAGAGATTAAACCACCACGGGCGGCGGCGTTGCGTTCAAGTGCTTTTTGGCCTTCTGACAAACGAAAACTGTAACCTGGATCAGCAGTAAAATCGCCTGCGCCAAACTTAAAAGCCGCAGGCACATTGCCAGCCGTTCGCTGTAAATTGGCTAGCGCGTTATAACCAGCCTCGCGGTAAGGCGCTTGGTCTTCTCGCGTTTGCTCAAATTGACTTTTTTGAATTTCAGCAGCGCGGTCAGCCGCACCGGCTTGTGTTTTAGCCGCGCTTCTAGCTGTGCTTGCGCCAACTACACTACTGACCGCTATGGCCCCTGCTACCCATCCAGACATGGCAATTCTCCTTGTAACGTGAGTCCAAAATTGACTCGCATTGATGCTCTGTAATCTACCAGTAATTCATCGCCAGCGCATATTTTACGCGCAGCAATTGCATAAATGTCATCCCCTACTTTCTCGGGTCTGATATTGCAGTTAAATGAGTGGTTGATGAACCGTCCACCTGGGGTTCTTTTGCCATCCACTCGACCAGGGCACACAACTTCCCCAGCCTCAAAATCACGGGTTGCAAACAACCCTTTGCCGTGAATCGGCGAATCTCGCAATTCCACAGCCACGCCTTCTGGCATCTCCATCAAATCAGACTCGTTATGGACAATCGTGTCCATTTCACTTTGAGTCATACCGATCTGGTAAAGAAACGCCCCATAATCAATCTGCGCCCTTTGTATGTCGGTGCGGCTATCAGCAAGACCACACTCAGGCACGACATACAAACGGTCTTCTAGCACCGCAAGGTCTGTGCAGTCGTCTGGGTTGTCGTACACGTCCACCCAAACCACTTCGTCTTCAAACACACGGCCTGCGCGTTGCATTCCAGCCTTTGCCGGAAAGTCGCATGGGCCAGTAAATACTTTAACGCCATCGTCCGTATTGACTGCAATCGTGCCTTTTTCGACTCTGACGTGGTAAGGCGTCTTATGTTCTGCGCCAGTCAAAACAGTCCAAGCTGGAATCGTAATCTTGCGCTCGTAAACACCTGGTTTAAAAATATGCTCGGTAACAATGTTGGCCTGCGGCATTTTTAAGAGTTCATTCTGCAACGCCAAAACCTTGCCCGTCATGGACAAAGCTGGTGCAAAACCCTTGCCGTAGGTTACACGCATTAGGTCACCTCACGTCCAGAAACGCGAATGTTGATTGCGCTGGCTGTGCCTGCAATTGTACTGATAAAGTCGCCCACGCCAAGCACTTGGCCAACCAATTCAGGGAACGTGTAGACCTCAGACGCCTGCAAGGTTTTGGTCTTGGTGATCAAGTTGGTGTTACCGGCAGAGCCAGCAGTCGTCACCAAGTTCACGCTGATCGTAGCGGCAGACGCGCTGATGTTAGTTGCTGTGAACTTGTCGATGATGGCCGTAACGCCAGCCGCTGTGTACTGGGTTGTTTGAGCGTTTTCGGCAAATTTAGCCGGTACGAGGACTTTGACGGTGACTGTCATAATTTACTCCAATAAGAGGCAATTGTTAGCGGCTTGTTGCATGATGACCCAATTAGTGCCGTCAGACACCATTGTCGCCCAATTTCCTACAACTGCCAAGAGGATTGCTGTGCCAGCGACTGTGCCGTCAATCAACACAACATTGCTAGATGCAGACACCAAGGTCTGAGCCTGCAAATTCTTAAAAGTCAGATACCTACCAGTCCATGCGCTTGCCGTAGGCAGAGTTACCGTACAAGTCGAGCCTGACTTGTTGTTAATAATCCAAGTCTCATTGTCAGCCACCGTAAAGTCAGCGGTCTTAGTAACAGGCGCTGATGATGCGGCGTTAATGGCGGCAGTGATAGCCGCGGTGTCAACAATGGGTTGCACTTGCAACGCCTCGATCTGCTTTTGCATTTCGGTTACTTGGGACTCTAAGGCAGAGCAGCAGTCAGTCAATACGTCAGGAATTGGTAAGGTGACTACTGGCGGCTGGGTTTGAACCTCTTGCGCTAACGTCTGCAAAACCTGATCGTAAGACGCAATCAAAGATATGGCGTCAGCGCCAGTACCGCCATCATCGACCACGGAAGTCGCTATGTCATTCAACGACAGAAAAAACAAATACCAAGCGCGGTCAATCAGACCCGTGCGAGGGTCAATCAACGGCACTCGTGGTGGCGTGATCGGCGTTGGCGTAGCGTTAGGGCTAGGCATTCGTTGGACTCAGAATAAGTTCTGCGCCCATGATTGCAATCTTCACAGGATCAGTGCCAGACGCCTCATAAACTCGGTCACGCAGTTTGACAGTCATGCCAAGCCGCCGCCAGATTACACGTTTGTAATACTGGCCAATCTTGCCCATAGATGCCCAATGCTCGTTTGACCATGTGTGACCGCCATCGTCTGACCAACGAAGCATAACTTGAGGATCAGCGCCTTGGGTAGCAATAGCTTCTTGGTCTGCAATTAAGTAATCACCGCTTTCAGTAATTAAATAATCATCGGCTTCTGTTTGCAAATAGATTGTTTCATTAAAAACCAATCCATTCAAACCTACGCCAGACTCGCAATCCATTTGAAGCATGTGCTGGGTTGTGCGCTTGAGGGTGTTAGTGCCAGTTGGCAGCGCGCGCCATGAGCGCAGCCACTTTTGAATGCTACCGTTGTCCGAATAATCGTCTAGGTCAAATGCGTAGATATTGCCGTTTTCAAAGTCGCCAATGACGATCTTGTTGTTAAACGCCATCTGGCAGTTGCCTCGGTGACGGGTAAACGCGCCGCTATCAAAACCCGCACGCTCATGCCAGGCTTGCGTTGCCGCATCATAAACCCAAGTGGTATTGGCACTAGGGAAAACCAATACATAAAAACTGTGGCCGTCTTGCTGATAGGTGTAGGCAATAGCGTCTGACAAGTCAGCGTACTGTTGTATCTGCCACTCAACAGCGTGGGTGGAAATCCGAACGCCCGAATAACCATTGGCGCGGTAAACAATACCTTGGCCACGGCGGTCACGGCCAAGCCAGAACAAGCCGTTGTCCATCTTGGCCACAGAGTAAGGGGCAGCACAGCCCAACTCATTAAACGCGCCTTGAATGCGTTGCAATGGAAAGTCTGTTGCGCCAGAGTCAAACCAGACCTCAATTGAGTTTGTGCCAAACGCCCAGACCTCGCGGAAGTTGGCTGCTACGGCCACCAAGCCGTCTGGTGAGCCTTCGGTGCTAGCAAACTCTAGCGGGTCAATGGATGTGCCGTCTAGCAATGCAGTAATCCACAACTTCTGGCTGTTTGGCTCGTTGAACACAAAGTAGCCGTCTAGATAGCAAACAGTCACAGCGCCTGGGAAGTCAGGATCCGTAATTGCGCCAAAGGCGTTTGTCGTGTTGTTGTAGATGTAGCTGGGGCCATTGGCCGCAATGAACAACTGCGTGCCGTTGTCAGCCATGCTAACGGGGCCAGTACCAGCCACCGTGCCGATCAGCGTGGCAACATACGATATGTTGATCTTGTAAAGCTGTGTGCCAGAAACAACAAAGGCCGTGCTGTCGTTAGACGAGAACGCCCACAGGCCACGGACAGGGCCGTTGCCAATGGTGTTGAGTAACTTTAGACCAGGGGCGCGGTTTAAGAACGCAGGCTCTTTACCGGCTTCTGGGACAATCTCTGGGAAAAGATTGACCATCCGAGCGTCTGCCGCATTGACAGAACGCGCTACATAAGTAGAGCCAAGAATCGGCGTCTTCATTAATAGTTACCGGCATAGATGTTGAAACGCTGGCGGTTGGCCACCAATGCGTAAGGCAGCGCCATCACATCATCAGGGTTGTTGATGCGCTTCAAGTCACGCTTAGAAGTCATCGCAATGCGCTGCACTTGTGGGCTTGGCTCAACGCCAAACTCAGGGGCAAACTCCATCGCCAAGTTGTATGTAAACGCACGCAGATAGCCTGGCGGGTAGTACAGAATCGTGGACAGCGTGGCGGGGCGATTTAGTTCTTCAACCGATACAAAGTGAAATTCCAAGTCTTGCGTTGGCCTTGGATAGAGATATATCTCAATATCAGGGAACGTCATGTTGACCCACATAACTTGTGGGTAAGTAGAAGTCACGGTCTTAACAGCAATACCGTTGTACTGCTGTTGGTTAATCATTTTGATGCCGTAAGACACGCCGTTGTTTGCTTTAAAGTACGTAGCATCGTCAAGCAAAATGGGGCGAAGGCCAATAAAGTCACCAGTTGGGCCAAGGGTGCGGCTAATTAAGCCTGCTGGCCATGTAAAGACTTGATCTTGTGTGCAAAACACGGCTAAACGCTCTGTGTTCCACGAATCAATCATTTGATTGAACGCCATCAAGGCGTCTTGTGACGTAGCCGCAGAGGGCGTCTCACCTTCAGCAAGCACACCGAGAAGTCTAAGCGCCCGTTCGATTTGTTGGCCAGCGGTGTACGTTGTCATTTTTAAACCTCAGCAGTGGTTTTTCTACGGCGTTTAACTTCCAGCACGTTCACAGGAGCCGCTTCTTCAGTTTCAGAAGGCGTGTCTGGATTATAACGAGTCCAGCCATTTCTTTCATCCATTTCAACCTCAGACTCCATTGTTGCAATCTTTGCGCCGTGGATGGGGTGTGTCAATGTAATGTTCATAATTTAAGAATGGGGGTGATTAGCCCCCATTTGGTTTACAGAACGTGGATAACTGCAAAGTTGATTACAAAAGCTTCAGACAGCGAACCGCCCGAAAGGTTGCGAATTGTGATTACGCAACTTCCTGTGGTTTTGCTAGAAATCCAGCAGTTGTAAGCACCAGCGGTAGCGCCAGAAGACACGCTTAAAATAATAACGTCTTTTTCGCTGATTGTGCTGTTGTTCAAAGTGAATGAAACGTTTGTGATGTTTGCCAAAGAGGCGCCGTTCAGTGTGATCTGACCAGCAGACTTGTTCAGCGTGACCGCTGTGGACTTGTCTGTCAATTGAGTCACTGTGCCGCTTGCTTCTGCGGTATAGCCCAACTCACCACCAGACAGTACAAAGTTAGACCCAATAATGTCTTGGTCTTCAAAAGCAACGCCAATTGATTTGGTGTTAGAGGTCATGATTTTTCCTTTAAAAATGAGGGCCGAAGCCCCCATTTAAGTTTAGGCAACGCGATAGATTGAGTACGCTGCGTCACCAGTTTTGCGGAAACGGAACGTGCCAGATGTGTTGCTGGTTTTGGTCAGCGAATCTTGGATCGTGTCGTTACCAACAAGGGTGTTGCCCGTACCAGCAGTAAAAACCACGTCATTTGCTGCATTGTCACCAAGGTTGATGAAAGCGCAGTCAAATGTCGAGCCAACTTTAAGGCTAGGGAATGCAGCGTCAAGCAGTGCGCCTGTGGGGAACACATAGGCTCCAGCGTCTGTGCCGCCTGAGTCCATGGTACACACACCGGAAGCCAAATCGGCTGCGGTGATAGTGACAGCCGCGCCAGTCAAAGCAACTGGAGTGCTGGTGTTGGAGAAACTGATTTCGCCAAGATTGCCGTCACCAACTTGGTAACCGCCTGCGCCATTAGGTAATGCCATGATAATTTCCTTTCAATGTTAATAACAGAGATAGGGGCCGAAGCCCCAATCAATTAGCCCCAGATACGGCAGCCCATTTGTGGGCGGATCGTGTTGAAGCCGTACAAAACGTCAATACGGCAAGGCATACGGTCATTGTTGATGTCGTACTGGCGCACGACACGCAAAGAGATACCGTTGTGGACTGCGCGAGCAGCCATGTCAACACCTTGTGGCAACAGCAAGTCAGCAGTTGCGAAGGTGATGGCGTCCTTGTGGTAGACCAAGTTCTGTGCGTACTGGCTAGAAGCAGCGCCTACGAACACAACAGCCTTACCAGAGACAGGGAAGCTGTCAACGGTAGCCAAAGCATTGGCGGCGGTGTAGATAGGAGCAACGTTCACAACAATTGCAGTGCCGCTGGCAGTGGCGTCAGCCAAAGCAACGAACTGGAACAACGAACCAGTGGATTCACGGGTCTGTGGGTTCACAGCAAAGCAATCAGCAACAGTGAACACGTCACCAGCTTTAACTGTCAAGTTAGAGCCGATAGTCAGAGCAATGCTAGAAGCACCTTGAGAAGTCACAGTGGTGGTCACAGAGTTGCCGGTGGCAACGCGAGAGCCAGTTGTGTGTTGCTTGATAGACTGAGACATGTTGATCTCGTCAAAGCCCAACACGCCAGTGCCCATCATGCCGTTCTTGAATTGCTTGCTGATAGTGTCTGTAGGATTGAACAGACCTTTCATGCCTTCAACCAAACCAGCGTTGGCTGCTGGGTTCACGGTAGCGTAACGTGGGGACATCACAGCTGCGTTCTCGTTCAGCTTCTGCTGGGCTTGGAGCAAGACCAAAGAAGTAGAAGGAGTAGTGCCAGGTGTACCAACGGTGTTACCGATGGTTTTGTACGCATTGGCCACGTCTGCATCAATAGAAGATGCCAACTGGCTGATACGAGGCTTCAACACACGCTCTGCGAAGTCATCCAATTGCATGGTCAATTCAGCAGATGTGAAGTTAACACCAATGTGCTTTTGGCTAGCAACGGTCAAAGTGGTGAACTGCTCGTTGTCGTCCTGAACTTGCAGGGCGGCGCCGTCAGTTACCAAAGCGCGGTCAGGTAAACGGATACGCAATGTAGAACCAATCTTTGCGCCTTCAACAGCGAAAGAGTCGTCATATTGACGGTTCACGTTACGGGTAAGCACCAGATTGTTCTCAAGAATTTCGAGAGCCTTACGGGTGATCATGTCAATCGTCAGAATACTATTAGACATTTCAGTCCTTTCAAAAAAGTCAAAGTTTTAGCGGTTCTGTGCTTGTAGCTTTTTAATCTGTCTTGCACGTTCAGCTTCAATCCACTGCGAGGCCGTCATGCTCTTGATAGAGCGAGGGTCTGTAGTGTCCAAAGTTGCTGCTCCAGCGGAGCGTGCAGTAACAGGAGAAATCGGCGCAGGCGCAGATGTTGTTTTCTTGATCGGGGGCGCTGATGCCAATTTGGCTTCAATTTTCCCAATCTCTTTCGCCTGACCGAGTGGCGTCATGCGTGAGATGCGATCTGCTTCTTTTGGATTTGAGCCAAGGTAGTACGCTAACTCAGGCCCAATGTCCGAAGACTGGATCGTTTCGGCCATCACGTTTGTGATCGGTAGCTTGGGGTTGTAGGCGACTTGTTCAAAGTCATCATACTTGTCCCGCGCTGCTTCTTCACGCTCTTGATAGCTTTCGAGAACGGCTGATTGCTGCTTGGCTGCTTCACGTTTGGCCAATAGTTCTTCAGCTTTCTGATAGGCCATTGCTTCCGCATAGGCTTCAGGGCTTTCAAACTGGTCAACGGACGCAGTTGGTGCAGCTTTCACGATTTGCGATTCCGCAGACCGATTTGCTTG